CGTCACCAATTCCAAAAGCTTCTAAGGCAAAACGATATGATCTATTAATAGGTCGCATAAGAAGCATTCTTCGCGTTTCTGGGCTAACAGGCTGTGTCATCAATTCGCCCCAAGGACCGTAAACTTTAGCTCTATTTAAAGAATGTTTAGCTAATTTAGAACTAGCCCACGCTGATGGACCTTCACGCAAAATAAATTGCAAACCTTCATCTGCCGCGTTTCTAACACCAACACCTAATCGCATAAGTACAAGTGGTCGCCAGTATCGAGAAATAACTCTGTCCCAAATTGCTGGTCCGAATTTACCTTTTGTGCCGCCATAACTTAGGAAACTCATCATGTTCATAAACCGTGCGGCTTCACCTAGTTCACGCCAACTTGGAATAACATTTAAATTCGATACTTGTGCTTCTACTGCACCACCCGGAACTATAGCTCTATGACTTCTACCTACACTTGAAGTAATCAAATCTTGTCCAAAGTTTGAATAATGGTGTGCGCCTTGACGTATGAAACGTGACATCCATTTTTCTATTCCAGCGCCACCGTATACTAAGGCTCCAGTTCTTCCAAGGAAATCCATTAAGAAATGGCTTTGAACATCCCATTTTTGTGCAGGTGTTCCATTAAGAAATATAGAAAGATATGTATCTAATACTTTTCTATCCATGTCTGCTTTGATACCCATATCAAGCAATGATTTAAAATCTCGAATAGCATGAATATCCTCAACATCAATATGTCCTTTACGTGGAGCAATCTTTGTTAATTTGTCCATCAATCTCATAGGATGATAAAGCAAAGAATAAGCAACTTCTAAACCTTTATCTGTCAATGAACCAAGAGGTGTGTAATACTGTCGTTCTTTTACAATTATTCCTAGTTGATTTTTTACAAAGCTTTTAAGATCAGCAATTTTTATTTTCCTGCCCCTATTAGCCGCTGATTGTTTATTTAAAATTGAAACAACAGATCGGTATCCTTTGCTTTCAATAGCATCTAATAATTGTGCTGGTGTCGCATAACCAGCATTTTGTAACATTCGGAATCTAGGAGTATTAGCTCCTGCTAAAGCTATTCCTTCATCAGCTATTTCATCCCATGTCTTTGAAGCTATATTCTCAATTAAAGTAGGTAATGGATTAGAAGCATTTGCGCTACCTGCGTTTGCTTCAATAGCACTTTTACGATTCTGTGTCATTTGACGAGCGCCACGCATAAAGCCCCTTGTTCTAGGGAACTGCGCTCTACCATTTTCAAACTTAACAACACCGAATCTATCAGTGTGAACAGTAAAGAAATCAGAGAATTGTGGTAAATCATCTCTAACGAGACTAACTATGTCAGGATCTAATCCTTTTGGATCGACACCATTTTTCAAATTTTGATATGCAATATAAATTTGTTCAGTCATTAAATCTACATCTCGTAAAAACACATCTTTAAGAGTTTGTAAATCTGCTGAGTTTAAATTGTATTGAGTTAGTATTCGTGCTGTTTCATCAAATGTTGGTCCTTTACGAGAAGTTTCTGTTATATGACCAACATTAGAAGATGTGCTTTCTAAAATATCTAACAAATCGTTTTGAGTTAATTTTTTAACAGAATCAAGATCTTCAAATGTAAAATCTCTCTTTGTGTGTATTCGTCTATAAAGATTATTAACAAGACCAACTTGTCGTGTTGTCCTAAAAGTATTAACAGATTGTGCGTAAGCTACTGGTTGTATCTCTTGCATTCTATAAGAAGCACTTTCTAAGAAAGTATCCATTCCTTTACGCATATGTATCCGCAATTTTGATGCTCTAGTAAGTCGTGGGAAAAAGAATTTATCCGACCTACCTGCTAATCCTGCTCTACCAAATGGTGTAGCTGACAAAGCACGAATACCATTTTCGCTTTGAAGATAAGCCCAAACACCATCCCATTCATCTAATCCGGGTTGTTTAACTTTAAGGAGTGGTGCTTCTGCTGGTATCTTTAAACCAGCAGGCATCAAATCATAATCATTAACAGTCATACCTGAATGTTTCATCGCGTTATGGTAACGCTTCAGGTCAGGTAAAAGTCCTGCAAGTTTCGGTTGCTTATTAACTAAATCAACTAAAGGATCAATCGAATGAATATTTTTACTTCCATTCAAATTATATAAATGATTAGTTTTAACCCACAGATCATGCGCGGCGAAATGATCCATAATCATTTGAATATTATCTTCAACATATCTAAGTTGTTTTTTCAAATAAAAAGGCATCTTGCCTAACCAGTTAGGTTCAAAATCAGCTACATAAGCATTACGTTCTTTTTGTAAATTCTTCGGTTTGAAAACTCCTTGCCATCTACCTTTAGTTTTTAATAACTGTTCAGGAGTTTTCTGTCCTTTAACTGTTCTAAGCCCAGCAATAATTTCTTTAGCATTCTCACGGGTCTGATCGCTTTTATTTAAAAGTCTTATAGCCCTATAAGAAGAAGACATCTCATATAAAGAACGTATCTTAACTGCGTGTTGCGCGGCACCACGAGCAGTTAAACCTATCCTTGCTCCTCTAATAACTGCACCATAACCAAACGTTCCCCAAGTAACAGGATCAAAAGCAATCGCCGCAAATAATGTGCCACCTACAGCCGCACCTGTGCGTCCCATATTTCCAATATTCCATCCAGTTAAAGGCATATGAATATTATTTAAACCATTTAAATGTAAAGTATTCAGCGTTCTGTCATACTGACGAACTGACATAGCTCCAGCTTCAACACTTCCACGCTGTAATGCTTCTGCCGCTGTTGTCCATTCTCTGCTATTAACAGATCCTTTATCTATCCAATCATGAAAACGTCTAACACCATCACCTTCTGGATCTGGGTTGCCTTCTGCTTTTGCTACTTCTTTAAAATAGTCAATCGCGGCTTTTGTAAAATTACCTTCATTACGAATAGTGCCTACAAGAATTTCATAATCTTCGTCGTCTAATAAATCATGCGCTTTTTCTCGTGAAGCATTTGTAAAAGAAGATCTTTCGTATTCTGCATTTTTCCAATTTTCTGCAAAGTTAGTAAATATATTCAGTTGTGATGATTGCACATGACCGCCTAAACCGCCACCAGTTTTACTTAAATTATCCTCATACTGAATAGCTAAAGTACGCATAGTTCGTAAACCTAAACGCATACTCCTTTCAAACATTTCCCACGTATTCCGAACAGCAGGAGCTACTCCATACCTAAACGGAGCCATAACTGCTTGCAATGGAATACTAAGAGGTTTAACTAACTTTGAAGCATAATCATCCCAGTCAAATGGATTCCACCAATCATTATCTGATTTCTGATGCGGTGCTTTATAACCGTTTGTAGTTAATAATTTTTGCGTAGCAGGAGCTAAACTCATATACATCGCGTCTTGACCTTCATCAGTCAAACTTTTCATATGTTTAACCATTTTAGGAATAGCTTCCATTTCAAGAGCCGACGCTAAAGCATTCTGAATCTGTTGGTCATCCATAGGACTTTGAACTAAATCAAGACCTATCGTATGATACTGATCGCTAAATCCCTGCAACCCTGTAAGCTCAAGCATTCGCCAACGCATAGCCATACGTTCATCTTCTAAAGACTGTGCTTGAGAGTATTTATTATTCTGACCGTAATTGCGTGTACTTACACGACCACTAGAACCTCGCCCCGGACTTAATCCTCCTAGTTTTTCAACCACTATAAACCTCTAGAGATTGCTTGATGCCGTTCTGCCGCATTAATAAGATAAGGATCTCCTGATATAGCCGCCATACGGGAAACTAATTCAGCTACAACGACTCGGTTTCTTCTACTTTCGATTTCTTCTGGACGCATCGAATTACGCAACAAGCCAGCAGTTACATCTAAATCCGGTTGATCGTCAGGAGCGTTCATAGGCATGACATCTGGTTTATATGCCGCCGCCGCTTCTAAAGCATTAGGAGGTGGTTGAGTAACCTGACCTTGTTGAGCAGTACCACCTACAGTTCTTGGTATACCTCTATTATCTGGTAAAGGAATCTTATTCTGCGCTTCAACATTTGCTCCACCCTGTCCATAAACTACATTAGGATCAGTTTTAGCTGGCTGTGCGCCACCAGCCATATCTGGTTTAGGTGCCGTTCTAGCCATTATCCACCTGCCATTAACGCTTGTTGCATCTGAGCCATCGCCGCTTGTGGTGAACCTTGTTGCTGTGTAGCACCCATCTCTGCCATCGCTTCAGGAGGTAAAGCTTGAGGTGGACCAGCTAATCCCATCGCTTCTTCAGGAGATATTACTTGTCCTTCTTCTGGAGGGGGAGCCATCGCCGCTTGTTCTTTACGAATCTCTTCGTCAGCTTTTTCGACAGCTTCAAAAATATCAAATCCTTTTTTACGAAACTTCTCTATCTTAGCTATATAAACGATAGGTAATGCCCCTTGAACAGCTTGCTGTTGAATGCTAGCCAAAACAGCTTCCTCTAATTGTTCTTCGTCTACTCTTCTACCTTCAGCTTCAGGATCTTCAATAAACGGATGCTTTGTCCTGAAAGTAGAAAGACTAATACCCTTCATCTGCAATAACTGTCCAAGCTGAATAGTCGTACCTTGAACATCTGCCCCCGGAACAGAATGAGAGACTACGTTATCGAACGTCTCAAAATGCTCGTCAGGCGTGAACTCAACCTGTCCAAAGTCGCCTGCATAACCAGTGAATGTAGATATTGTTTTGCCCCCCCAATATCCTTTATAGGTAGCGAATAAGCATTCATTGAGATGGGGAAGATGTCCTTCCATGATCTCTTGAAGCTCCTGTATACGTGGATCAAGAGAAGCGCCCATGAGAGCGTCAATCCCCCTACCAGTGCGTAAAGCACCGTAACTTTCCCCTCCGATTTGTGGGACCGTACCTGTCGATACGCGGGCATTGCGTTCGAGTCTATCGATTGCGATGTTCGTATTCTGGTCAGGTGATCCTCTAAGCTCTCCGATCCCTTCCGCGTCGAGGAGAACATTGACCTCGCCTTCCCTGCCATCTTTCCATTCACCTCCTACAATCATCGGCACCTGTCCTGAACGTCCGATAATGTAGCGATCAGGGAAAATCGCTTTCTCTTGAGCTATCAATTCTAGTGCCATTAGTTTTGCCATAAGATCGACCATCCCTACGATGTTCGATACTGAAGAAGAAATTTTATCTAACGTCACACGCCCCGGAGTTATGACACAAGGCATACCAGCAAGATTCACATATCTTGATAACTCTAATTGTGTGCTGTGATAAGGGTACGTCTGGTTGAAATGATTGTAGCGTGGTCCCATTATTCCTATAACGATGTCTTGTTCATCTATCCATTCGCAAACATCCCATAGTTCTTGTCGTGCATTATCGTCGGATGCTACTGGACCGCCATTTTCTTGTCGTGCGGCAGGATAGTTAGCTCTTAACCAGTCACCTGATTTGCCATACACGAAAGCACAGTTGCGTGGAACGTCATAATTCTCAGCGGCTTGAGGTTCAGGATAAACACCAAGTGGATCACGAACCTCTATTTTAGGCATACCGTTTTCAAAATCAGGGTTTACTACAAGAGCAGTCGTAGCGTATCCTGCGAGATGACGGTAAGCGCGACGCATTTTTAACTTATATTTGTTCTGATACCAAGTGGCGGCAAGCGCACGTTTACGAATATCAGCATACTGTCTAGATCTTTTACCACGTTCTTTGCTAGGATCAATAGCAGGGCAACCTATATATGGGGTTACTGATGCCGCTCTTTGAGCTATAGCATCAATATTCTCAGATATTAAAGCAGGAGTTAATGGAGGAAGAACAGGTTCTTCATCCATAGAAGGAAGAGGTATAACATACTCACCGTTATACCTTTCTTTAATTTCAATCATCTTTGATAACAAAGGTGATTGTATATCCTGTCTCTGTCGGATTATACCGACTATTTCTTCAAAAGTATACGCCACTAATAAGCTCCGATTTTAGAACGTGTCTTATTATAAGGTAGTGCCTTAAAGTTAAATTGTGAAGAGTCTACGTCAAAAGCTTGCTTCCTTTGTCTCCAAAGAATCCATATAAACCACAACGCCATCACCCTATCTTGCCTAAGTCTTGTACCTCTTACTAATGGTCGCCATGATTTAAGCTGTCTTATAAGTTCATCAGCTTGATGCCTAGTAGGAGCATCTTCAGCATAAGGTATATCTATCTCCCCTCGCATAAACGATAATGCCATAGAAGGAATACCAATAGTTTCATCATATTTGTTCACTCCTGTCAGATGTTCCCTCACTCTAAACCCATATCGTTCAGTCATTTCTATAAGACGTTCATCACGAGATAATCCTTTTTGGAACACCATCGCTTCAATAACCACATCAGATACAGTTGCACCATTCTTCTGACAGCGTAAAATCGCTTCCTCCACTACCTGAAGTATCTGTTCATTTCTTGTTAAACCAGCATCCTCCCGAAGGAAAAGTATCTTCAACTTACCTTCATGTGGAGTTGCCGCCATTACACAGTTATTGCCACCCAAAGCAGGATCAAGACCAATATAGACTGTGCAATCTTTAGGAGGGTCATGCAATGTGGACCGTAAAGGATTCAAACATTTCTTAATAGACTCGTCGTTAAACGTCGCCGCTAAAGAACTTGTAGGTTCCTGCATGTAGTTACGTGACCATGCCTCTTCACCAACCTTACGACGAATCCTGTCAAGAGCTTCCATAGAAAACATCTCAGGCCACAAAGGTTCAGGTTCACCTTCTGCATTTTCTATTATCGCAGGGAAACGGATAACTCTAAGAATATCTTCATCTATCTCAGTCATTACACGTTCATAGAAATCGTCTTCACCTACACGAGTGCCGTTAATACTCGTTCGACCATTTTCTCCCGGACGAGTCAACCAGTCCTGTCGGAAGATCTCGAACATCTGTTCCGTTAAGTTCAATGATACACGAGACTGGATATCATCAATATGTAGATGGTCGGTACGTGTACCAGCGATCTTCGATCTCCATCCTAAAGAAACCATCGAATAGTCACGTTCATCGTGTTTCGACTTTTTAAATATATTGAAATAATCTGCTCCCCATGCCTGTGCAGTTTTCCTACCTGATTCATTTTGAGGAACAAAAGGACCGTATTTAGCTACATATAATGGGAATGGACCAGTCGGTTCCATACGTGTACGGATACGACCAAGTATTTTCCTAGCCATATCCTGTCCTTCTGAACCTACAGTGATACGAAACTCAGGATTAATAGCTAATTTATAACAGAAATAGTCTTCAGCTAAAGTAGTTTTACCGTGTTCAGGAGGCCATAGAATAAGCGTAATGTTTCCTGATGGAGTGTTTTCGTATGCATCTATAGCTCTTATATGAAACCAAGGAGACATATGCCCGAAGTATTCACTTCTGAAATGTTCAAATGAAGGAACATCAGTTTCAGGTTTCTCAGTAGAAAAGTTGAGTCGTATCGCATCAGCTTTTGCCGCAAAGTCAGGGAATCGTTGTCTCCACTTTTCGTAAGCTGAACGTGTAACACCTGTAGCTATCAGAGCATCAGCTACATTTCCGTTATTCTCTAACGATTCTAAGAATACTTTCCTGTTAAGGATACCTTTGTCTTTTGCTGAATTAGCCATTTAATCAAATACAGATGGTTGTACTTCCAACTCTACAATACTCGCCGCTATAAC